CAAAGCCATTGTCCCGGCAGGCCGCTACCTGGACGATGTCATCCAAAATCTTTTTGAAAACCGTCGTCGGATTCGTCGTTCCATCTCCCAGCTGCCCGTCGTTGTTCCGCCCGCAGCTCAAGCAGGATTTATCTGATTTGCAAAGAATGACGTGCCCCTCGACGGAATAGGTATAAGAATTATCATACCCGGCGGCCAGATCCACCACGTTGGCCGTAATTTTTACAGGTAGGGATCTATTCGTGCTGTCATTCGTCCCCATCCAGCCGCCCTCATTCCAGCCCCAGGCCCAGAGATCCCCATTTTTATCCAGGGCGAAACAACCCCCCGGCCCCGCCCAGATTTTTTTAATATTTTGGAGATATCCGCCCCCCGCGGAGTCTTTGACCTTGACCGGCAGGTTATGATTCGTCAGGTCCCCACCACCCTGGCCCAGCTGTCCCTTGGTGCCATTTCCGCAGGCCCAGACGTGCCCGGAGGAATCCAGGAAATAGGAAGCCCAATAGTAAAAGGAATAGGCGATGTCGATGATCTCCTGGAGATAGCCGGTTCCGGCCGAATTCTTGACTTTCATCGGCAGCCAGGTATAACCGGAATAACTCCCCTGGCCGAATTCTCCATAATAATTTCCTCCGCAAGCATAGGCGTTTCCGTCCGAATCAACAGCAAAAGAGGCCGTCCAATTGCCGGCAGCCTTCACGATGTTGGAAAGATATCCAGCCCCCCCAATCCCTTTGACTTGTATAGGGGTGTGATAATCCAAGTAATTCCCCTGGCCCAGTTGCCCGGCGTTACCGTCCCCCCAGGCCCAAAGACTCCCATCTTCCTTAATTGCCATACAATGCATGTAGCCGGCGGATGCGCTCTTTTTGGTTACTCTTTTCCCCGGCTTCAAAAAATAAGTCTGCCAGTTGAAATCGTCGGCGATTCTCAGGATGTGCGTTTTTTTGCCTCCTTGGCCTTTAAAAAGAAATTTGAATCCATCTTCCCCGATGGGGATCGCCACATTCCGGCCCTCTCCCCAGTAGGCGTATCCGCCCGCGGCCACGTTCCCCGCGACCTTCAGGATTCGGCTTTGTCGGCCCTGGGCGGCGCCGTCCATGATCTCCGGAGTAATGGAAGAGCCGGAATCCGCACCGGAGTAAAATTCTTTCGTATTATCCCTGCTCCTGGCGGCGTCTCGCTCGAAATCATCGATGATGGAGTAGTCGGGATCCTCCAAAAATTTCTCCAGGCTCTCCATGAGTGACCAGCCGTAGCAGTATTTGAAATCTTCCCACCTGGCCCGGGCCTCCAGCATGGCCAGGGCGATCCACTGATCCCCGTCTGGAGCTGAGGAAAATTTATAGCGGTCTTTCCCCTGCCAGGCGTTGAAGAAAGCGGGATAGGCTTCAACCGGAGTGTCGGGCTTAAAAAAGGTTCCGCTGCCGTAGAAGTAATAGACCTGGACCTGGGTCCCGTTCGCCAGGCCGGTCCCCAGGGCGATGATCGTCTGATCGCCGGAATTCTGGGCAGATCCGCCCGTGAAGTAATTGACCGCTCCGGGAGTGCTCACCCCTGCCCAGTATCCTTCCCAAGAGAATTCGACCGAGGTGAGCCAGATCCCGCGGACGTGGTGGACCTTCCCGCCGCCCTTGGAGGAGGGGATTATGACCTGATTGGATTGAACGGTATAGACGGCCGAGTCATAGTTTCCCCGGATGCAGGTCTCCGCTTCGAGCCCGCCCAGGATATCCCACTGCCGCTGAAGAAGGTGAAAAGGAGTGTTCTTCATACATCAGGCCAGCGATCTCCACATGGTGTCGGCCGTCACCGCAACGAGGGATTTTGCAGCCGCCGCCGCCAGGGTGATCGAGGTATTCCCATCGATCGTATCGCTCCCGCTTCTCGCGATCGTCACGGTATTCCCAGACGAATCGATCCGTTTGAATTTCAGGATCCGCCCGTTCCGGTTTGCCACCAGCTGAAGGGTGACCGTAACTGCGTTCGCAGTCGCGTCGATCATGATCACATCGTCAGTCTCCAGCGCTGAATAGGTCGTGGCCGTGATTTTAACCAGGCCTCGGTTCTGCCAAAGGACATCAAGCCAGACTGCGCCCGTGTAGGCCTGGAATCGCCCGACCGTGGTGTTATGGATCACCATGCTGGCCGTTGGCGTCAGGAGGTCTCTCTGCGCCGTGGTCAGCCTGGGGATCCGGATATATTCATCGCCGCTCTCAGTCCACTTCAGCGGGCCGGTCATATCGACCGATCCGTCCTTTTTGAGGTAAGATCCCTCGACCGCGGCGATCCGGTTCTCCTGATCATTGTGGCCGGAGACCAGCTGATTGAGCTCCGCATCGACCTTTGTGTCATCGATCGGAAGGTTCCCCAGGTAGTCATTATAAAAATTGTAAAGTCTCGACAAAAGTCCCATTTTATTCGACCTCCCCCAGTTTCTTGGTCTCCATGCTGAACCTGGTCATGGCTTCGATTTTTTTCTTACTGGAAAGATTTGGATCTTTCATAATTCGCGCAAGCGAAGCCCTGAGTTCCATGGTCTTTGCCCGCCTTTCCTTTGCCGCCTGGAGTGGCGTAGGAGCCGCGATATTGATCCCCGCCCAGCGAAGGGCCGCCTGCTCCGGGCTGACCTGGCGGCCGTAGATGTCTTTTTCTCCCTTGATCGCAGCTATCGTATAACCCAGCGCCCCTTTCGGCTTCTCGCCTTCAACCATGGCGAGATTCACCATCGGGGGAATCCATTGATTGGCAAGCCATTCAGACATTTTGATGGCCTTTTCCGTGGGACTGTCGAGCTGATTATAAACGGGCTGCCCGGTGAACGGATCATTGGGAGGCATGTCACTCTTGGCCGTTCCCAGCATATGCGCAATGCTGAGAAACGGTCCGCCTACCCCCGTCTGTTGCCACATCCCTTTTATATCAGCCTGCCCTGTGGCCTCTGCGAACTGCTGATAATTCCCCCAGGGAAAGAAGTATTGCAGATTCACCCACTGGGCATTGCCCTCGGGAGATTTCCAGGGAAGAATGGTCATCGTGCTTTCGCGTTTGATGAAAAGAGGAAGCTGCGTTCTCAGCTTCTTCCAGTCCTGTTCATTGAGGTCAAGGGTCTGCCTCGCCACTTCCTGCATGATGTAAGGAAGAGCAAGGTATTTTCCGATTACCCAGGGGCGCTTGGCCAGGGATTCGGCGATCAGGGGCGCGATTTTATACTGGTAGGACATGAAGGGGACCGCGAACCGCCGCGCCTTTTTGACAAAAGGATCGGCGAGAGAATAATCCATTCCCCATTTCTGGGCCTCGATGATCGCCTTCATCCTGGGAACGCCTTTTTCGCTCTGCTCAATGAATTTGGCCAGCTTGAAAAAATCGTCAATCCGGCCATAGTATTTTGCGAGCCGGCCGAGAGCGCCAAAAATATCGGGCAGACTGCCGCCCTCCATTGTTTTGACGGTTTTCAGAACCTCGGAAATCTCCCCTTCTGCCCAGTTTGTCTTAAAAAGGCCGTTCCTTCGGGCCTGGCCCCAAGTAGTATCTTTTTTCCACGTGGACTCCGCAGCCTTGACCATATAACCAGGGATATCATAAAGAGGAATCCCGCTCATGTTCAGCTGGGCAAAATTGGAGACGATGTTCCGGGAAGCCGTAGGGATATTCAGAGCCACTTTACCCACTTTGAACGCGGCCATGCCTTTTTCGGCAACATTTATGGCGAGATTCAGGGCCGCGGAAGATTCGGTTTTCCCCCAGGAGAGCACCGGTTGGATATCCCTTGCGATTTCCTTGCGCACGAAAGCCCCCGCGAGCGGCCCATAAGTTTTGGTTGTCGGAAGCTGAATGAAATCCTCCGTGACCTTCCCGGTTTCCTCTTGGGCTTTTTCAAGCGCATCCTCCAGGGTTTTTAGTCTCGCCTGGATCTCCGGCACGGCCGGGGCCTGTTTGGCCATTTTCCGTTGGCTTTCGACTTCTTCGGCGAGTTTGCCGATTCCCATCTTGTGCCGGACATAAGTCCCGTCTTTTCTTACCAGCGCCCATCTCTTGGGGCCCAGCTCCACCGGCTCGACGACGTCGCCCGCGATGACCTTCCTCCAAAGGGTTTTCTGCGTCCTTATCGTCGCCTGTCCTTGAGCAATGCTTTCAGCGGGGTAAGTCTTGATATCGCCGGCCTCCACGATCGAGGGCTCCCATACCCATTCGGGATTCTCGGAAATCTTTTCATAGAGATCAAATTTCGCGATATCGGAAAGCGGCTTTGAAAGACCATAAGGTTCAGCGACTGAAACGTCCTCAATGAGGCCGATCGCCTTCCTCTGCTCCGGAGTCAGGTCCTTTCTCTGCTTGAGGTAGGTCAGATCCATCTTCCCGGTTTTGCCGACCGGAAGGGGCACATCATCACCCAGAATATGCTTCAGGTAGAGGTAACGCACGTACTGATTTTTGTGGGCCTCGAAGGTTTCGCGTGAAAGCATCCCTCTCTTGACCAGCATTTCACCCACGAGATTATTGATCGTTCGGAGATTGTTGGCCATGGGGCGGACGTTTGCGGGCAAGGCGGAAATATCGAGCTGGCCATCCAAGTAATGGAAAATATCCACCTTGACCTGGGGATCGAGATCCTTGGTTTTGTCCCACGTCCTTTTGACGATTCCCTCCACTCGATCAAGATTCCCCATCATCCGATAGCGGAGACCGAGGAATTTTTCTTTCTCGGGCAGAGAGGCGACTGGATCGAAGAATTCCTTGATCGACCTGGCCATCCCTTTCAGGGAGGGGACCGCCAAAAATCCCGCCTCCTTGCTCGGCCTGGGCAGGGCTCCGCTGACCACAGCCTCGGGCGGGGCCTCCTTCAATTTCCCTGTTATGACCAGCTTGGGCTCTCCGCCACCCATATGGGCCGTTCTGCCTTCACCTATAAATTCTCCTCCTGGCCCAATAAATCCAGCCTCTTGTCGCTCAAAGGGAATTCCTTCTTTCTCAAGCCTTTCTGCTATGTTTGCATGGATTCTGTCTCCGGGTTCACTCGGATATATCTTTCCTGTGGCTGTGTCTCTCATTGCCAATGCCTTATAGGAACCTAGATATGGGGCCTCCCTGGCCATCAAGGGAGGGGCGGCGGCCGGAGGTGGAGCTTCCGCAATGGGAGGCTTGGGGGACTCGGCCGGTTTCACTGCTGGCTCTCTGACGACTTCGGCCTTACCCGCATAATCTTTCGCCGTCTTTGCGTCGGTAAAATATTTATCTCTGACCACATACCCGGATGAGGCGAGCCTGTTTTCCGGTATTTCGGCTTTTTCCAGAAGACCTAAATGAGAAGGGCTTTTTGGATCATAGATGACGGTCCCGCCTTTGGTCATTGCGGCGAAATTCAGTTTATCCGGAGGAAGAGGAAGGTCCGGCGAAAGGTTTTTGAACGTGGGATAAACTTTTTTCCCCTCGACGATCTCGGGAATGTTTTCCGTCATCCCGGCGACTGTCGGCTTAGGGATTTCCTCGGCAACTTTGGGAGCCGTTGGGATAACCTCAGCGGGTTTCGGAGGGACTTCGACACGGATCTCGGCCGGTCTCACAGGCGGCTTTTTAATTGCTGCCTTTACTTCGGCCTTTATCTTCGGAATCGCCGCAAAGGTCCCCAACTCCCCCGCAGTCTCCAGAAAATATTTTCCTTCCGGAGTAACCAGACCCATTTTTTCGGCCACCTCAGCCACTTTATGCGCTGGCCACAGACCTTTCTCGATAACCTTCCCGACCATCTCTAGGCTTTCCTGGGCGGTCTTGCCCTTGGGCTGGTAAGTAAAATATTCTGCGATCTGCCGTTCGGTTTCCCTGCCGGCTTCGGCGCCGGTTGTGATGGTTTTGGCCACCCCGCCCAGTTTGGAAAGCGGCCAGGCCGCCGCGCCCGTGGCCATTCCCGCGGCGGTTTCAGGAGTCGCCTTGATACCCTTCCAGACTTCGGATGCAAATTCCCCGATTGCGGACGGCTTCTCGATCGGAGAGGTTTTCAGGCCGGAAAGGATCTCATCATCCGCATATCCTTGAGCTTTGAAATTCCCTGCCTGATCAGCGACGTTTTTGTATTGGCTTTTTTGGAGACCGAGGAGGATTTCGGCAGAGGAATATCCCTGCTCCTCGAAGGTTTTTACCTGATCGACAACTGTTTGCGGAATTGGCATTATTTAAATACCACCGGCGGTCTTCCGGATGTTGGCAATTCCGGCCCTTTTTTCTGCGTGGTTCGCCGGAGGATTTCATCCACCATCGGCTTTAACTGTTCACGTACTGCCGGATCAGTCATCAGGTTCACATAAGCGCTGAGAATATTATTTTCCGTCAATTCCTTATCGGCCGGCAGAGCCCCGATGACTTTCAGCTTCGCCTCTTCGGAGAGCTGATCCCACATCTCCGCCAGTTTCTGTTCCCTGAAACTTGGGGCTTTCCCTCCGGGCTGATATTTTCCTTCCTTGGGCATGAGCTCCGTTTCCTTCCGGAGTTTCCCGGCCAAAGCCTTGAGCCTTTCCGTGCCCGCCTTGATCTCCTTCAGGCTGACGGGTTGCTTTTCCGCTTCCCTGAATTCGCGGCCGCCATAAAGCGTTCCCAGGGCGGATTCCTTCCCGGTCTGGGCCTCCAGGAGGGGCGGCCGGAAGGTCTCTGTCCAGGCCTGTTGTTTGAGGAGACCGCCCCTCTCGCGGCGTTCGCCAGCTTCCGCCTCAAGCCTTTCCTTTTCGGCCGGCGTCAGAGTTTCGATCCTCCCGGCCTGGGCGGCTTCATGCTGCGCTCCAAAAATTCCTTTCATTTTGTCCAGAAAAGAGGGATCAATGGTCATTGCCACTTGAGCAAGTTTATCGCGCTTCTGCGGATTTGTTAAAAGGTCGGGATCTTCCGCGAGAGCTTTCTGCCAGCCCGCCTGAATCCTTGCCCTCTCCTCCGCGGAGTCCCCAAGCATTTTTTGCAATATTTCTTCCTGCCCGGAAATCGATTTGCCCAGGGAAAACCCCAGGAGCGGATAGGAGATATCATAAGCGCCTGACGGTCCCCGCTGAAAAGCGCCGGAAAGAACGGAAGTCCGGGCGTTCCCCGGCATGAATCCAGAGGAACCTCCTCTACCTCCAGAGTAAATTTTTGAAAGAAAAGACGTAGGCATGGCTTAATACCCCCTTCCCATTAATCCGGGATATTGATAATACCCTGCATATCCTCCGGGACTAGATGGCTGACCATAAATCTGCGAAAGACTTCCCTGCCGCAAGGCGGTTTGTTGCGCGGTCGGGGTCGTCTGCGCTTTCGTTCCCAATCCGTAGAGCAGGCCCAGAGTTCCCGCCGTCTGCATGCCGGAGGCCATTGTCTGTTGCCCGATCGCCCATTGCTGGAGAGTTGCGCCCATCATGTTTTGCCAGTTGGCATTCTGGATGGCATTTGCCGCCTGGCTGGACGTTTGAGCCATCCCCTGTTGCCGGATGCCTTCGGCTTCTTCCAAAGAAGATCCCTGGCGTAGGGCATCGAGAGCAGAGAGTTTATTCTGATAGTCCTGCTGTTTCAAGGATTCGCCCATCTGGATCGCCTGGTTCTGGACATTCGTCTGGGTCGTCTGCCAGTCCTTCTCAAGCTCAGCGAGAGTGTCAACCATGGCACGCGATCCACTGAGGCCCCGGGAGGCGAAGTTCTCATTGAGATTCAATTTGCCTTTTTCGTAGGCCTCGGTTAGCGGTGTCATCATCTGATCGACATAGGCCTTCTGATATTTGTCGATCTCCGCCTGGCGCTCCGGCGCGGTCTGATTGAGACTGCCCTCAAGCTCGGCGATCTTTGTACTCCTGCCCGCTTCCTGGGCCTCCTGCTCCGGGGTCTTCGGCGCCGGGACCCATTCATACTGGTTTTTTGCCGCGTTCCAGACCTGTGTCCCTTCCGGACTGGCATAGCCGGCGGGAGGAGGCTGCGCCGGAATTTTGGGCTTGTTCACTTGCGATAAAACATAAGATCCAAGTAGGCTCGCCGCGACAGCTATTAATCCCCACATGATGACACCTCCTATCTTATTCCGCCTTCCATCGAAATCAGTTCGCTCAGAATGATCGAAAAAGGCTTGTAGTTTTCGGAATGGCTGAATCCGAATTTGACCGCCTTCCCCCTGCCCATCAGGGGGATCGAGTAGCTGATGTTTTTGGTGGCTCTCCACTTGGCGACCCGCCAGTAGCTTGAGCGCCAGTAAATATTCGTCCCGGGCATGATGGTTTTGGAAAGGCCGATCCTTTCCTTAAAATCGATATGCTCATCGATCTGGAGGGTTCCCAGGGAATTCCTTCCGATAACCATGTTCAAGAATTTCGGCTTTTTATAGGTCGAGAGTTTCCCCAGGTAGAGCCAGGGCGTTTCCCAATTAAAGGAGATCGCGACGCCGTCATCGGAATAAAAATCGCGTTCGTATTTATAGGGCTGTCCGTTGGAGGCGCCGAAAAAAAGATCATTGTCGATGGTCAGCATGGACTGGGCATCGAGGCCGTCGAATTGATACCAGGCCTTCCGCGAGTAGTCGTAGGCCATTAGGTAGGGCGGGAAGAAAAAGAGCACCCAGCGCCGGTAGGGATAGACGGCCGTGGAAGTCAGCGGAGAATTGATCATGAATTCCTGGATTAAATTTTCGACGTTCTCCGAAAGGTTGCCGACGTTGAGCTCTCCCGATTGCAGGGACCGGCTGATCGTCTTGACCCCGAGGCGGCTGATAAAGATCAGATCATTCGCGAAGGAGACCGCCTTCCCCCATGGGGCGCCCACAGGGATGATCTTCTGCATGGCTTGATCGGCCGGGCTGGCCCAGGTCCAGATAACGCTCTCTTCATTCAAAAGAAAAGTCAGGTATCCTTCCCAGGTTTTGATATCGGTCAGCTCTCTTCCATGAGGCAGGACCGTTGCCAGGTCGATGTAGCCGGCGTTCTCGGAGGAGACCCAATCGTTGATGTCCTCCAGGGCGCAGTAATTGACCATGGTTTTATTCGATGGCCTCCGGCCCGCGAAAAGCCGACCCTTGTAGGCGAAGACGATCGATGGCGTGTCCCCGTATTCCCAGTCGGTGCAAAGATTGGCGAGGTCGGCGCATTGAGTCCCGTCATAATACCAGGGCAGGTTCACTCCGTTGAAAAAGATGATCTTGTTCTGGAAAACGGCTGCCGAGCACTTGTTACTCCCCAGGCCGGTCTTGATGCTGGTCCAGGATCCGTCGGTATTCTGCTTCCAGAGCTGCCCGCCGGCGGCGGCGATTTTCATCGAGCTCCCGTCCTGCTTTTTATATTCAAAGGCGGATTCGATGACCGGGCCGCCGGAGATCGCAGAGCCCGACTTGGTAAAGCCCGGCCTCATGGCGATCGCGCCGGTCTCGTCGATGATCGCGTTCCGGAAGACCGGGGCAAACTCGTCCTTCATGTTCAGATCATTCTGAACGGTGTTGAGCCCCCTGGGCGATCCGAAGGTATAGGTCTTGAGCGCCATCTTAGAAATCCCTGTATTTCACGGTCCGCCTGCGCTGCCTGGCGTCGGCCGCGATGTAGCTGGCTCTGGCCCGCTCATAGTCCTGGGCATCCTTCGGCGCCAGGTCCCCGTCATTCGTTTTGATCTTGCAGAAGGCGCCCTGGATCAGGATTCCCTCATCGAAGGGCGAGGTTTCCGCATCAGCGGCCAACGGCGTGAGCTTGGTCATATAATCCAGGTAGAGTTTTTTATTATTGAAGGATGCATCCGGCACATAGAAGAGCCAGATCAAGGGCTTTCCGGAAGCGTCCCGGCCGAAAAAACGGTAAATGTAGGGAGTCCCCTGGTCGGCCCGGCCATAGGTCTCTTCGATCCATTCGTCGTCGCTGAGGTGATCGAGCTCGTAGTAGGAGGGGTCATTCCGGTAGACCAGAATCTTCCGGCCGAAGTCGGTCTCCATGGGATAGTTCTGGGTCCCAGTGGCCAGGATGATCTCCTGCGTCTCCTTCAGGAATGACCAGTTTTTCTGCTGGTAGAGCTCATTTTGGACGTCGTTCAAGGTCTGGAGGACGTCTTTCCCGTAGGCATCCAGGGAGGCCAGGCCTGCGACTTCGCTTTGCCTCAGCTTCACCAGGACCGCGTTGACGAGCTGCAGGGCGTTCATGGCTTACCTCAGGGTGATTCTGGAGCCGAACCAGGACGAGCAGAGGACCTCGAAGGTTACTCGCGTCCCGTCATTCAGGTCCATATAGCCGAGGGCTTCGGTCCCGAGACAGGCCAGGGCAGCGCAGACGATCAGCGGCCGGATGGCTGCCCTCAGGTCCACGACCCACCTGCTCGGCGTCCCGATCACGTCCCGGTTGAAAAACTGGATATCCGCCACCTTCAGGCCGGCGATCGCCTGCATGAAGGCGGGTAAGACCTCGGGCTTCGTTGTGGCCAGGGTCGCGGCCGTCCGCTCCGGTGTGTCGGCTTCCCCCGGGATAAATTTCTTTTTGATGAAGTCCACGACCGGCGGGATGATCAGTCCCCCGATGGACGCAACGATATCGATGATGGGGATCCCGGTCATCTTCATTCCCTCCTATTGATTAAAAATTTATCGATCCTCTCTGTCAGGTGATCGATCGAGTTTTGAAGGGTCTCCAGGCGCTTATCGATGCTTTCATGGAGCGCGTTGCAGACCGTTTTATTCTGCTTTTCATCTTCCAGGCGATTCAGGCGCCGGTTGAATCCCAGAAAGGCCAGGATTGACCCGAGGATCCCCGCGCCGGCGCCTCCGCCGAGAGATTCAAAGTCCAGGGCCATTTTCTTCCTTCCTCTTTCTCTTTCTCCCTCGAGTCGGCTTACTGGGCTTGGCGGGTTCGGGGGGCTCGACGGCCTCGGCGGCCTTGATAGGCTCCGCGGGATTCCCAAGGCCTTCAGGATTTCCGGGATCCGCCTTCTGAAAAAGATCATGCCAATCTTCGAGCATGAGTTTGGCGTCCGCCTCTTCCACCTCACAGGTCAAAGATGGCGGCGCGAAGAGATATTCTTTCCCCCAAAACCGATTGATTAGTTTTGGGGGGTTCGGCCCGACGTATTTGAGCAGCATGGGACCTCCTCAGGTTTTTTTCTTTTTTCTTTTTTTCTTCCCGGTCGGCACGAACCCATGTTCAATTCCGCGCAGGAGATTGACCTGCGCCTCGGCCTTCTCCTTCGTTGTGGCCTTGGCCTTTACTCCTCCGGGACTTGAAACGGAAACCTTTCCTCCCCCCACGTTTCGAACTGTCCAGGGCATGATAGCCTCCAGTTAAAGGCGCGAGCTCCTCAACCCGCGCCCGTTAGATCACTTCTCAAGGTTGTAAACGGCGGTCAGGCGAACATCGCCCACGACTCCCGTCGTCGGCGCCGTGGAGACCTTGATCACAAGCTTCGTGTCGGCAGCCAAGGGAACGCCGATAACGCCCTTTTTGTCGATGCACCTCAGGACCCCGCCTGTCTGGGCGAGAGCGTTCGCCGTGAGGTATTTGTCCGCCGTGGTCGCGTCCCCCACCTGGAGCATCATGGCCGTCGCTGAATCGAGATCATCGACGTCCAGAATCATCTCGCAGAGAACCGCGCCCTTGGGCAGAACAAACATTTCGATGGTGTCGTTGACGACCGCGGCGGCCGGAAAGGTAAAGACCTCACTGACCGCATTCAGTCCCGGGATCGCAGCTCGGGCCGGGGCATTATTGGCGACCTTATTTGATTTGTAGGCTGTAGCCATATTCTTCCACCTCTCTCTTCTTGGATTTGCCGGGGAGGGCTCAGCCTCCCCGGGTTAAGGTTAATCGACCACGGCGGCCGTATCCAGGGCGATGACCGCGAAGTCCTCGGCATTGAATTTCGGTTTGTCAACCGCCATGATGACCCCGGTCGCGAAGGCGGCCTTGCGGTTGAAATCGAAAGTCTTCTCTTCCCAGGTGGGATATTGATGAACCCCGATCGCGAGCGCTTGAGCTCCGCAGAAGAGCGCCCGGGCGCCATTGACGGCTCCGCCGGCCCCCCACGGGTATTGCTTGATGCGCTCGTATTCATGGAGAAGGACCCCGTCCCAGATCCCCAGGGCCCCGGAGAAGATCGGGTTTTTCTCGCCCCGGATATTTGCCTCCCGCTGGGCCTGCTGCCAGGCGGATTCGGCCTTGATGGCCTTGCTCTGGTAGGGATGCAGGAGGCAAACATACATCTCCTTCCCCTCGATCTTGATGGGCCGGATCTTTGATTCCGCGTTGGTGGTCCCGATGGTGGCCATCTGGGCCTTCCTCTTCGCCTTGGAAATCAGGGTAGTTGACATGACATCGGTAACGGTGATGCTCACGTCGGAAGTCGCGACCCCACCGAAGAGATTCCGGCCCGCCGACGGCGAGGCGGAAAACTTATCGACACACAGGCGATCGATCTTTCGGCTCAGCCAGTCGGAGAGGGCGGCCTTGGCGTCTGCCCTCATATCGACGGCTACTTTCTGCTCGGTCAGCTTGCCCTTTAGCCTCACGGCATGAACATACTCTTTCAGAGTAAGGCTCATGTCGTAGTAAAGGAGCTGCTCTTCATTCCCTTCGAGGATGGCGTCATCCTCGACCCCTTCGCCCACCAGGGGCGTCATCAGGGAAATCCAGAACTGCCCGCCTTTTTCCTTCTTGAAGGCGTCGGTCATGTAAACGATGGCGTTGAAGTCATCGTTTTTCTTGTTCAGGAATTTGGCAAAGAAGATTTCCTGGATCGCTGCCCTCCAGGTATCCTTGCCCCAAAGCTGCTTTTGGGCAGGTCCGATTGTGTCCATTGGTAAACACCTCCTTCAGAGTCATTCGGTTATTCTTCTGGGTTCCGCGGGTAACGGTCGCGGCCGAGTGACTTTTGACGGAGGTCAGCCGACAGGCCTTTTACGAGGTGAGCCTGATCTCGAAAGTTGGCTTAGACGGGTTGCCTAATCCCGGGGTTGATCTTTGACGGCGATCAAAACCGCTTACGTTGCGATATAATTTCCGCTCATCCCTTCCTGATAGAAAGGAACCGAGGTCTCTTTTTGAATGAGATTGCCCCGGGAGTCGTCCTGATCAGGAAGAACATAAGCGATGTTCAGACAACTTTCCCAATTGTGGATGACAAGCGCGGAATGACGCTTGCCTTCTCTATCCACGTAGGTTACGACGTCTCCAATTTTAATTTCTCCCATCTTGGTCTCCTTTGTTTTTAGCGATCGAATTCCGTTTTATCCTGACCCTGCGCCTTCTCTCGGTGTAGAAGGCCGGGCATTTGTGGCGCCGGTGATAGGCGCTGCAGATTGGCTTACAGAGATTCGACGCTGCGCAGAATTCCCCCTTGCGCCTTATCTCTCTGAAAAAGATCATATCCCCAGCAGTCTCCGCCGGGTCTTCTCCGGCAGGGCGGCCCAGGCCTGCGGCGAGAGATTCGCGGCCTGTTCCGGGGTGAGCTCGCCTTCCCCGGCCGGTCGCGCACCTGCTTCTTTCGATAGCGACGTTGGGGCCTCCCTTCCCTTCTCCAGTTTCTTGACAACCTCCTGACGGCCCTCCTCCCTGGCTGCATTCAGGAATTTGTCCCAGTTGATCATGATCGCCTGTCGGTAGGCGAATTCGGCCGGGTCCGGAGACTTGTAAAACATCTCCATGAGGAAAGGATCCCGCTGCATCGCAGGGAGGAACTCGCCGACTACCTGGTCGTAGTCCTTATATCTCAGTCGGGCTCTTTGCTCGGAAAGATCGGCCTTGACCTTCCGATTCTCGACGGTGATCGGATCCAGGGCCTCGTCCAGAAGCGGCTGGATGATCGGCCGGAGGGCGGCGACGTCCGGATCCTCCTCCTTCTTCCTGGGCGGCTCCCCCTGGGCTGCCCGATACCTGGTCTGGAATTCATGGTATTCGACCAGCCGGTCGGCCTCCTGGCGCTTGCGCCTTTCCTCGGACAGGGCCTTGTTCAGATTATCGACCTGGCCTTTGAGCTTCGTCAGGTCATCGGGAGGCTCGGGCGGCTTCTCCCCCCCGGGCGGCTCCTCTCCGGCTCCTGCCGGCGGCGCTTCCTCTTCTTCCGGAGGCACAAAGGGACGCTCCTCGTCCTCAATGACCTCAGCCCCACCTTTTGCTGCCTTTGCCATACAACCTCCTTCGAGTTTTTACGCCGGCCCGGGCGCCGGTGGCGGCGCTGCGGGCGCTGGCGGAATGATCGGCGGACTTGGCGCAGGGGCCCCGGGCCCTCCTGGCGCTCCAGGCAAACCGGGCAGCTTGGCTCCCGGCGCTGGTGTCCCCTGGGCTTGCTGGATCCGCTCGATGATCTTCTCCTTCTGCGGAAGGTCGGAGATATCGATTAGGATCTCGTCCGGGATCGGGACGCCGGCTTTCTTCAGGTCCATCATCATGATGAAATTGCTGATCCGGATGGAGGGCGTCGAGGGCGACTGGGCGATCACGACGTCATACTTCAGCACTTCTTTCGACTTGATCTTGGCGATCACGTCGGGCTGCACCTCGGGACCCAGGATCCGGGCCATTTCCTCGGCCGGCATATACTGAACGATCCTGGAGATGATCAGGCGCGTGACCTGCTTCAGGGCATACCGGAAATTGGAGAAGACCCGGCCGATGATGGTCAGCCCTTGCCTCATCCGGAGATCGATGGCGACGCCCGACTGAGTGGCCTCTCGCATCCCCAGGAGATCGGCGTTGATCCCGGAGATCGCTTTCATGTCGTCCTTGGCCTCCTCCTCCATCCGGAGGATCCCCACGGGCATGGTCTGCGGCTGGATCCGTTCGTAGGTGGAGGCCTTTGTTTTGACGGCCACAAACCCGGGCGTCGAGCTCTTCTCTTCGAGCTCATTGGCAAGATCCTCATCATCGGTGATCCAACCGGCGTTCGCCGAGGTGTTGATAATGTGGAGCAGCTGGGACCGGCGCTTGTTCGCCTCCCGCTGGGGATCCTTCAGATTCTTCACGATGCCGTAGTCTTTTTTCCGTCCGCGGTAAGCGAAGAAGGGAACGAGTGAATAGAAGGAATCTTCATGAGGCGTCAGCCCGCTCTCCAGGAGGACTCCGCTGCACACCCGGGCGTAGTGGATCTCCGCGACGCGCTTGGTCAGGAGCTTCAGCGTCGGGACGGTCAGGATCGCCTCGGTCGCCGCGGCCTCGTCCTCGACCGGCTTGATGTCCCGGGTCATCGTATCGAGCAGGAATTTTCTCTGCTTCCACTCCTTCCACTGGGCCGCGATGACCTCGACCGAATCCGGCGCCGGGATCTCCCCGGTGGCCACGGTCTTGGCGTCGCTCGCCTTGCC